GCCAGAGACCTGGCCTCCGCCCAGGACAGTCTGGAGATGAACCGGGAGGCAACAGCGGCCGAACGGCAGGCCGCCGGCATGACAGACGACCAAGCCCGAGCGGAGGCGACTAAATGGGCAAAGCACTGATAGCCCCGGTGTTCCTGCTTCTGTCAGCGTGCGCCACGTCGGCCCCAATCGATGACCCTCGCAAGGTCTGGTGCGACCACAACACGCCCCGCCGGCCCTCGCTGACTGTCGTTCAGATCATGACCCGCGCCGAACTGGACGACTTGAACTCGTTCAATGCCAAGGGCGCTGACTGGTGCGGGTGGAAGCCATGATGCACGATTTGCTCGACCTATTGGGCATCAAGGCCCCTGTGCTTGTTGCCGGCCTCTCTGGCGGCATCCTGCGGGCTCTGTCGCGGCATCGGTACAAGCTGCGCGAAATGATAGCCTCGCCTGTTTGTGGCGCACTGGCGGCGGCTTATCTCACGCTGCCAGTGGTGTCGTATTTCAAAGCGACGGGATTGCCGATTCCAGATCCGGCCGATGACACCACGACGCTTGCGGCTGCTTTCCTGATCGGCGTTTCGGCTATGTGGATTTCGGATATGCTGTTCGAGATGATCGTGCGAAAGTTCAAGCCGGCGGCAGAGGAATAGCGGCGGTGGTCTGGTCGGATATCTGGCGAGTGTGCCTGGGGTGACGACGGCAATAAAACATGGCTTTCACCATTTCGGCACTATTCGAGTGGCTTAATTGCGTTCTGGTGTGTTTCGGGATATGGCGGAAGTGGTGGGGGAGGCCTTATGAGCAGCAACTGGTCACTGGAATCATTGCGCCTATCTATCTTCACTGCCGATCAGCCAAAGGGCACCGAGGCAGATTGGACCTTCCTCACTGGCCAAGACGAAGCTGAAGTTCGGCAAAACGTGCCAGGCGGCAAGGTCTATGTTGGCGATTTTGGACTTGGTCGGCTGACCTTGGGATTTGGTCCAAACAGGGTCGACGTGATTATGGGCATCAAGGCCGATTTCGCCGAAGACGCCGCCGTCCCGGCATTCGCGGAATGGGACGCAGGAATTGATGAATTCCAATCGGTAGCGTCGAAATTCCTTGCCAATTTTACCCATCCGGTGGCACGTCTGGCACTTGGATCCGTAATGTTGCAACAAGCGCCCGACGAGAAGAGTGTGAATTCGATCCTTAGCGGATACTTGAAGAGTGCTAAAATTCAGCCGGACACTGAAGATTTTTTATATCGCATAAATTCCCCGACGAGGAGCAACATACTGCCGCTAAAATTGAACCGTATTTTGAGCTTGGGGTCTGTGAAGATACAGAGGGGCTCAATTAGAGTTGGCGGGAATGAGGCTGGAATTGTCATGGGTGGGCAGGTTTTTGCTGCGCGCCTTGAACTCGATCATAGTACCGACGCAGCCAATGCGTCGCCATTGGATCGATCGCTTTTGGTGCCTATATGGGATGAACTGGTTGGCCTCGGTCGCCAGAATGTTGAATCGGGTGAACTGTGATGAGTGCGCTAGCCTTAATCGGGGAAGATAGTGGAACGCGACCTTCCTATGTTCCCAAGCAGCGCCCGGGCTCAGCTATCCCGCCATCCGCTAGAACTACTCCTGCTGTCCTAGAAACGATGGCAGGGAGGGTTTGTTTTTTGGAAGAGTTGCCCCTCATTGGCTGGGGACCCCTCACAGGCAGTGCACTGCCACCAAACGTCAGTACGGTATGGCCCGAGTTGTCTGTGTGGGAGAGAACTCTCTATCCGAATACGGTTTCGGTAACGGACCATTTGCCTTGGTTCGCGGACCTATCTCTGCCCAATTTGGTGATAGGGCACTCGAATCCTGCAAACACTTATGAGATTCCCGCGTTCCCGAAGATTTCTGCTCCGGGCGGGATGGCTGGTTTTGCTTCGAGGCTTTGGGAGGCAATACCCGCTGGTGTCAGATTACCTTCGGTATGGGCGGATGATGGGGAGATCGCTTTCGAATGGAAATGGGGGGAGCGCCACGCGATCCTAAGCATCGAGGAAGATGGGACCGTTGGCTACGCAATTTATCGTGGCGGTCAATTCTCGCCCGGGCGGGAGAGAGCGAATCTGGAAGTCTTGCCTGCCGATTTGCTCGATTATTTGCGAGAGACGTAAGCCGCAAAGAGTGTCCGAAAGAACTCACCAAGCAGAGTCCGTTTTCTTCAGGCGTGGTTAAGAACCGCGAGCCGATTGTCTACGCATTGATTGACCCGGACCAGATCGAAAGCGGCAGCATCAAAGCAATCCCGAAGGAGCGACTGAAGAAAGCGGAATTGAGCGTCTGCAGAGCTTGGGAAGCCACGGCTGTTGAAGCCTGGGAAAACATTATGCAGGGCCAACTTGCGAAAAATCACCAGAGAAAAGATGCCGGCTACATTTGGGCATCGGCTGGAGAAATCCGCAAAATAAGGCTTACAGATGTCAACGCAGGGGCATTTTGTGTCATCGATGATGGGCTGAAAAATTTCAAGGCTCATGCGGTGTTAGGGTACTCACCAGCGCCAGAGGGTTACGATCCCGTAAAGATGGCAAATGAGCGCCTCGCAGCACGCGGGAACTTGCTTAAATTGTTCGAGGGTAGCGGCGTGAAAAATTGGAACGAGTGGTCGTTCAACTAACGGGCCTGCCACAACCGCCAACCAATCCCTTCGCCGTTCGTTGGTCCGCGCGGGGCTGATCCCCTAGCGTTTCAAGCGGCTTATGTTTTCGCTGGCTGGCCCGGCATCTTGCCGCCATGGCCAAGGCTGACAAGCGCACACCCGACCAGCAGAAGCAGGGAAAGGCCCTTCGCGACGAGGGCGCCAAATGGCTGAACCGTGTCGAAGCTGCCGGTAAGCTTGAAAAGCAGTGGCTGGATGATGCCGAAAAGGCCGTCAAAGCCTTCACTGGCGAGACATCGAGCCGCGACTACACCACGTCGACAACGCTCGGCTCGACCTACGATTTCAACATCCTATACGCCAACGTCGAAACCATCGTGCCGGCGGTCATCAACAGCCCGCCCGCGCCAGACGTGCGGCGTCGTTTCGCGGATGAAGATCCAGCCGGCAAAGACGTGGCGGAAATCATCGAGCGATCGATAAAGGTGCAGGTTGACGATTCCAAGCTCCAGGTCGAACTGGAGGGCGAGGCTCAAGACGCCTTCCTGGCTGGTCGCGGCGTGGTGCGGCTCCGGTTCAAGAGCGACATCGTAGAGGATGTGACTGATGAGCTTGCGGCCGAAGACGGTGGAGAAGCTGCTAAGGCAGAAACTGACGGGTATGGCCCCGGCAGCGGTGTCGCAGATGGCGGGGAGCCTGACGCCTCTGTACAGGTCGACGCCGCCCAAGCACCCACGGGGGCTTCTCAGCCTTCTGAACGGCTCGCAAACGAGCGCATCGAATTCGAAGCCGTAAGCTGGCGCGATTTCCGCCATGGTCCGGCCAAGCGCTGGAGCGAGTGCCCATGGCTGTCGTTCCGGTTCGTCGTCTCGCGCGAAAACGAAGATACGGCGTTCGATTCCGCCATGATTGGGATGCAGACGAGCGACCAGGAAAAGAAGGCGCGCGGCGAATCCGACAACGACCTGACAGGTTGGGAAATCTGGTGCAAAACCAGCCGCAAGGTCTACTTCGTCGACGATACGGGCGTGATCCTGAAGACAGTCGATGACCCGCTTGGCCTCACGAATTTCTTCCCGATCGCCACGCCAGTGCAGCCGATCGAACTCACCGGCCGCCTGATGCCGGTCAACCCTTTCTCGATCTATTCGAAGCTCGCCGACGAGCTGGACCTGACCACAAAGCGCATCAACATCATCACCAACCACATGAAGGTGAAAGGCTGGTATTCGGGCGATGCCGGCGACATCGGCAATATGCTGGCGGCCGACGACACGGAATTTGTCCCGATCGGCAATGCTGACATCTGGGCGGCCAATGGTGGGCTCGCTGGAGCGGTCGCGTTCTGGCCGGTGGAAAAGTTCATCCTCGTCCTTCGCGAGCTGTACAACGCCCGTGAGCAGACCAAGCAGGCGATTTACGAAATCACCGGGATATCGGACATCGTTCGCGGTGCTTCGAAATCCAACGAGACGCTAGGCGCCCAGCAGATCAAGACGCAATGGGGCTCGCTGCGCATCCAGAAGATGCAGCGAATGATGGAGCGCGGCGCGCGCGACCTGTTCGTGATGATGTCGGAAATCATCCCTGCGAAGTTTTCACACGAGACGCTTCAGCAGATGACGGGCGTCCAGATCATCCCGACGCAACAGGATCTCACGCCTATCCAGCCGCCGCCACCGCCGCCGCAGGGTGCGCAACTGCCGCCCGACCAGATGCAGCAGTATCAGCAGGCCGCCCAGGCCGCCCAGATGGCTGAGAAAGCCCGGCAGGCCAAGCTGGCACAGATGCAGGCTGTTCAGCAGCTTCTCACCCAGAAGCTATCGACCATGTACCGCATCGATGTCGAAAGCGATTCCACGGTGAAGGCGGACCTGTCTCGGCAAAAGGCCGAAGCTGCGGAATTCCTGCAAGGTGCCGGCGCCTACTGGGCTGCTGTCGGTCCAATGGTCCAGTCCGGGGAGCTTCCGAAAGAGGTTGCCGTCGAAATCTTCGCGGCCAACTCCCGGCTGTTCAACCTCGGCAAGTCTGTCGAAGACGTTCTGGAAAAGATGGTCACCGATGCCAAGGCGAAAGCCGCACAGCCTGAGACACCAAAGCCTAGCCCCGAACAACAAAAGGCTGAAGCGGAAGCGAAGACGCGAGAGGCGGACGCGGCAGCAAAAGCTGCTGAAGCGAAGCTCAAGGGCGCCCAGGTCGAACAGGGTATGCAGTTCGCCCGCGAGCAGCACGACATGACGATGAAGGAAAAGCAGTTCGATCTGCGCTCCAAGCAGATTGCGGCTGCAACCGATCAGAACCAGGTCTTGGCCGCGAACGGCATTGTTCCTCCGCCAATTCAGATTGACCCGATCGGCGGCGAGGCGGTTTTGAAAGAGATGGCCGCCCAACGTGAGCAGTTCGGCCAGTTCATGATCATGGTCACCAAGGCACTCACCGCGCCGAAGAAGGTCATCAAAGACCCGCAGGGCCGCCCGATCGGTGTTGAAACGGTGCCGATGCAATGACTGTATCGCTGAAGCATAAGTTCACGTCGCTCATTCCCGACGCGGGCGACCCGACGATTGTCCAGCCATCGAACTGGAACGACGAACACGCCCTGACCCAGGCCACAGAGACCATCCTTGGCCGGGTAAGCGCGTTGACGGGCGACACCGAGGAATTGACGCCCGCACAGGTTCGCGCGCTGCTCAACGTGGCCGATGGCGCCACGGCCAATAGCTCGGACGCCTTCCTGCTCGCCAGAGCGAACCACACCGGCACACAGCTTGCCGCCACGATATCGGATTTCGCGACGGCGGCATCCCTGGTCTGCCTGCCTCTTGCTGGCGGGACGATGACCGGCAAGCTGGTAACGGACGCGTCGGAAGCGGTGCTTGGCGCGGGTTTTAATGTTCCCCACGGCATTGTGCCAAATGCGCCTGCGGATGGCGATTTCTGGACCACTGCTGCCTTTGGCTTGTACGTTCGGGTAAACGGCGTCACCAAGGCGATGGCGTCCCTCGACAACGCCTCGCAGTGGACCATTATCCAGACATTCAAGACCAGTTCCACCACGGCGGCATCGATTAGACTTCCGCACGGTGTTGCACCGAACGCTCCGGCGAACGGCGACATGTGGACCGCAACCACGGGCCTGTTTTACCGGATCAACGGTGTCACCCAGACCGCTCTATCGGTATCGGATGCCGCCGCCGCTTACCAACCCCTCACCGCCAACCTCACTTCTTGGGGAGCCATCGCTCGCGCGGCCAATTTTGACGCATTCGTCGCCGCACCATCGTCGGCAAACCTCCGGACCTTGCTTACCGATGAGGTAGGAACTGGCTCGGCTTATTTCGTCGGCGGCGCGTTGGGCACACCTGCATCGGGTGTCGCAACTAACTTGACCGGCCTCCCCATCGCCACGGGTGTTTCGGGGTTGGCTGCGGGCATCGCCGCGTTTCTTGCGACCCCATCATCGGCTAATTTGCGGGCTGCTCTCACCGACGAAGTAGGAACCGGTGCAGCATATTTTGTTGGCGGCGCGTTGGGAACGCCCGCGTCGGGTGTTGCCAGCAACATGACCACCGCAACAGCGGCTCCCGGCACCAACAATACCCAAATTGCAAGCACCGCTTTTGTGACTGCCGCCGTTGCCGCCGTTGATTTTGGTGCCGGCAACGCTGCCCTCGCTTTCGGCGCGGTCGGTACTTACGCCCAAGTGTTCAGCCTAACTGCCACGTTGATCACGGAAGGTCTAACGATGGCCGGGTCTACGCTGCAACCGGCTGGTTTCTCAGAAGCCGTCACGACAGACCCCGGCGATGACACCACGTATGGCTCGGGTGGCGCACCTTTTATCAAAGGCGGCACGGCTCTGTCGGGAACTTGGCGCGCTATGGGTCGTGTCTCCACGGGCGGCGGCGCAATCCGACGCAGAACGTTCTTGGCGATGAGGATTTCCTGATGGAGTTCCGCAACCCGAAATACAATGCGGCCGGCACGATCGATGTTGAGATCAACCATCCGCAATTCGGCTGGATCCCGTTTTCTGCCTCTCCCGACGACGACACGGTTTATGGGCCAGAAATTTTTGCGGTTGCCATCGCTGGGGTTGTTGCGCCCTATGTGCCGACTGTGAGCAAACCGGAGATCCCTGCCAGTGTCTCGGCCAGGCAGTTCAAACTACAGCTTCTGGCATCAGGTCTGCTCGATGCGGTAGAATCGTTCGTCTCAGCACAGAGCAGGGCAGTTCAGATCGCATACGAGAATAGCGGCTCGTTCGTCCGGACGGAACCTATGATGCTGGCCGGCTTCGCCGCGCTCGGTTTCGACGACGGGCAGATCGACGCGTTTTTTGTGGCAGCGTCCGGCCTATAGGATCGGGATATGGCCTTCGCCACAGCCTTCCAGGGGAATGCGTTCCAGGCAAATGCGTTTCAGATTGTGCCCCCTGAAACTGACACTCGCCAACCTGGCGCCGGTCACTACAGGCGGCGCCCAACGATCTATCTGGACCGGCACGGCAAGCCCGTCGACATTCACGCCCGCAAAGTTGAACCCCTTGAATCGGAAATCCTGCCGGAGCTGACGCCGGCCATGGTTGAAGCGCTTATGGCAAAGATGCATGTCCCTCAACTGCCCCAAGCCGACCCCATGGCCTCTATCATGGCCAAGATGGGCCAACTGATGATCTCCCGCGAACTCGACGCCATGGTCGACGACGACACGCTGATGGTCCTGCTTCTCTCCTGAATTCCAAACGGCTTATCTTTTCGCACCGACAGACCGCACCCTTCATCCTGCCTCCAAGCGGGACTTGAAATGGCTCGGTACGTGTTTCGAAACGGCATCTTCGTTGACCGGCAAACGGGCGCTCCCATGGAGAAGCCATTCGCCGGCCAGATCAGCATGCCGAATGTCATCTCCGACATTCCGGAGTACCGCTCGCCGATCAACGGCGCGGTAATCGGCTCACGCTCTCAGCGGCGCGATGATCTGAAGAAACACAATTGCGTCGAGTACGAGCCCAGCCTTTCCCCGACCAAGGGCAAATTTCGCAATCCCGACTTCTGCCAGAAGCGGGGCCTTCAGGTGTCAGAGGAATTTCGATGAGCGCTCAACTTGCTGCCGTGGCTGAAGCCGCACCGGTCGTCGTCGATGCCGGCGCGATCAACGACAATGCTGCCGCCGATGATACGGCTCTGGAAGCCATCTGGAACAAGAACGAACGCGATAACGGGGCGGAGCGTGAGAACGGCAGGTTTGCAAGCGGGGACCGGTCCGAAGCGGCCGATACGATATCGCCGAAAGGCGGTGATGGCGGGGAACCGGCTGGCGATGGTCTGACGCCTGGCGCCGGCACGGTTCCCCTGCCTGACAACTGGAAAGGTCTTCAGGGCGCTGATGTCGTCAAAGGTGCCTGGGAGAAGACGCCCGCCGAAATTCGCGCCTTCGTCGCCGCTCGCGAACAGGAGTTGCAAGGCCGCCTGTCCGATCATGGCCGGCAGCTTTCGACCGTCAAGCCAATTCAGGAAGTCATCGATCGGCATTCCCACTACTTCGACCCGCAGAAGGGCCGCAAGCTCGCTGATGGGTCGGTGGTAACGCCTGCGAAGGCAATCGATTTTCTGTTCAATGCCCAGGCCAATCTGGACCGGGCTCCCGTCGAATCCATCATGGCCATCATCGACAGCTACGGCGTGCGCGACAAAATCGCAGCAGCATTTGGCCAGACCGTCCAGCAGGGCGAAAGCGAATTGCGGCAAGAGATTGCCGGGTTGAAAACGTTGCTCGCAACGGTCGGAAACCCCGCAAGTATCGACGACCGCATAAACCAGAAGCTTCAGGAACGCGCCGACCAGACATCGGCCGAAACTGAGTTGACCCGCTTGTCAGCCGACAAGCCGCTCTACTCGGAAATCCCTGAAGTCGACATGGTTGAAGCAATCCACAAGGCGCGAAGGAAGCTTGGCGATGCCGCCTCGAAAGAGGCCGTGTTCGGTCTGGCTTACGACATGGCCGTGAACGCCGATCCCGATCTTCGGGCCAAAGCAGCCGCTGGAAAGCCAGCCGCTTCGAATGGCGCCGCCAAGGTCGAAGGCGCTCGTCGAGCCGCCGCCGTCAACATCCCATCAACCGCATCAGGCAAGGGTCGGGCTCTCACCGAAGAGGAAGAGTTGGCCGCTGTCTATGATCGCAATCAAAAGGGTTAAACACCATGGCTGGTCCGTCGACCACCTTCACTGAAATGGTGTCCACCACGCTTCGCAACAGCGCGAACGAGGTGGCGGACAACGTTTCGAAGAACAACGCCTTCCTCAACCGGCTGAAGAAGAAGAACAAGATCCGCAACCTCGATGGCGGCACCGAAATTCAGGTGCAGCTCGAATACGCGGAAAACAACACCTATCAACGCTATGCCGGCCTCGACACGCTGAACACCAACGGCTCGGATGTCGTCACGTCCGCGAAATTCGACTGGGCGCAGGTCGCGCTGCATGTCGTTTCCAGCGGCAAGGAGCTTCGCCAGAACAGCGGCAAGTTCGCGATGATCAACCTCGTCAAGACCAAGAAGGGCAACGCGCTGAAGACCGCCGCGAATAACTTCTCGGTCGATCTGTACTCGGATGGTTCGCTGTCCAACCAGATCGGCGGCCTGGCCAACATTCTCCAGACCAATGGTCAGGGCACGGTCGGCGGCATCGATTCCGCAACCTGGACGTTCTGGCGCAACAAGTTTCTGGAGGCCACCGGCACCAACCTTGCCGCCTCGCCTTCGGCAGCAAACGCCGCATCGTTCAAGGCCGACATGAACAAACTCTGGCTTGCTCTGACGCGCGGCGCCGACAAGCCGGACATCATCACCTTCAGCCATGACTTCTATTCGCTGTACGAACTCGGCGAGCAGCAGCTTCAGCGGTACATGGACGCCGACATGGCCCAGTCGGGCTTCATCGGCCTGAAGTACAAGACCGCAGACGTGATTTTCGACGACAACACGAATTTCACGACCACGGCAGAGAAGGGCTATTTCCTCAACACGGATTACGTCTACGTCGACCAGCACAAGGAAGCTCAGTGGACGCAGGACGACGAGAAGAAGCCCGTCAACCAGGACGCCGTTGTCATCCCGTTCTACTGGATGGGCAACCTCGTCACCTCGAACCGGTCGCTTCAGGGCGTCCTCTTCGACGCGGCATAAGGAGCGGAAACCATGACCTCTTTTGTTGGCGCCAACATCACCAAGACCTACACCGCGGCTGATCTCACGGGCGCGGAAAGCGGCAAGGCTCCCCGCCTTGGCGACACCTACGAATCCTATGACGGCAAGGTCTATCGGTTCGTGAAATACAACCAAGGTGCCGGCGCTATCGCCGCCGTCGCCAACAACGTGGTTGGCTTCTACGCGCCGGCCGGCGTCTCTGCCGGTCAGACGAACGAAGTCACCTCTGACGTGTCCGACACCGCCGCAAACGGTGCCGGCGTTCTCGCTGCTGCCCCCGGCAATGGCGAATATGCCTGGATACAGGTCAAGGGCGTGGCAACGCTTACGACCGCGCTGGTCTCCGGTGCGGACGGCAACGGCCTTGTTTTGTCGGCCACCACGGATGGCACCCTGAAGGTTGCCGCCGCCGTGACTGATACGGTCTGCGCCTACGCAATCGACGCTTCGGCGAAGATTGTCATGTGCGCCTTCCCGTACTGATCCGGCTTCCGGGCGGGGCTTCGGCTCCGCCCGTCCCCCTTTCAACCGCAGGAGTACGGAATGCCAAAAGTGAAAGCAAAGGCCGCGTCAGCCGATACCGGCGCGGTAACGAACATCAGGAAGCTTTGGAACGGTGGCGAGCGCCTTCGCGCAGCCGAAGCCTTCAAGGCAGCAGAATTCGACGAGGACCAGGCAGACGCCATCTTGGCGGAGCTTCCCGACCTCCGCGACCTCATCAGCGAATAAGGGCGCTTCGGCGCCCGCTACGTTTCAGGAGCAATGCACATGTCCGAAAACCAAGCCCCGATGATCCGCGTGATGGGGTTCAAGACGAGCTACGAGATGTTGGCGGTCAAAGGCGATCCGGTGACGGAGAAATGCGACCTGAAGGGCTACAAGCTCGACGCCAGCGGCCGGCGCTTGCTGGAGCGGCAGGCGGAGGACTGGGTGACCTATTCCCCCTCGCACTCGCCGATGAACACCAAGACCACCGAACGCGTTCGCCTGATGCTGCCCGACCCGTCGAAGATGGGCGAGGACCAGGACGGCGAGAAGCTGAAGTTCATGACGGCGCGCTGGATGCAGATTGAGCCGGCCTATGATGCTTTCAAGAAGGGTCAGGATATCCCGGTCAATGGCATGGCGCTGGCGGCGTGGCCTGGCGTCTCGCCCGAACAGGCCGAAGTGCTTCGTCAGTGCGGCATCCGTACGGTGGAAGAAGTCCGCGACCTTCAGGAAGGCCAGATGGATAAGGTTCGCCTGCCCAACATGCGCGAGATGCGCAAGCAGGCAAAACTGTTCCTCGAGAACACGGACGCGGCCAAGGCATCCGAGCGCGAAGCCCAGAAGGACGCCATCATTGAACAGATGGCGGAGCAGAACGCGGCCATGGTCGAACGAATGGCCGCCATGGAAGCGCTGCTTGAAGAGCGGACCCAGCCCAAGGGCAAGGGCGGGGCGAGGGACGCCGCCTGATGTCCATTCTCGATGTGGTGAAGGGTGCAGCGACCGTACTCGGCATGGACGTGCCGACGCTGGTCTATGGCGCCACCAATCGAGAAATGGTTGAGATGCAGGAACTTGCCAACGTGATGGCGTCGGAAATCGTCGACGCCTACGACTGGCAAAAACTGCTGGTCCTGAAGACCTTCATCGGTGACGGCACCACGGCCGATTTTGACCTCCCGGACGACTATGAGCGAATGCAGCAAACGTCTTCGCTCTGGTCGTCCCGGTGGTTGTGGGCAACGAACCATCTGACCAGCCCGGATCAGTGGATTGAGCTTCAGGTGACGCCGATCGCCACGGTGAACGGCTACTGGATTATTTTCGGTGACCAGTTTCACCAATGGCCGGTCATGGCCAGCACCGAGACGGTGAAGTTCTTTTATGTCTCAAACGAGATTGTGAAGGCGAGCAACAATTCCCTGAAGCCGGCTTTCACGGAAGATGCCGACACGTTCAGGCTCTCCGAGCGGCTGCTGAAGCTCGCCATCATCTACCGGTGGAAGCAGAATAAGGGCCTTGCCTATCAGCAAGCCCAGGACGACTTTGAAACGCTGAAGCTTCGCATGATCGACAAAGATCCAGGTTCAAAGCCGGTCGTGTCGGGCCAGCCGCCCCTTAGCTGGCGCGGTCGCAATGTCGCGTGGCCTGGGACTGTCACAGGTGCCCCGTGAGGCTTGGCGAGCGTTTCCCCGGCCGCCGCAAGGCTGTTCCGGTCCCGGCTGCGGCTAAGGCCCAGCCGTACACTTTCGGCGCGCCTGTCGCCGGCTGGGTGACCAATCAGAGCCTTGTGAAATCCAAGCCGTTTTCGGCCCAGACCCTCGAAAACTTCCTTCCGACCTCTACCGGCATCAGCATGCGCGGCGGCTCGGTAAAGCGTGCCACGATCGGCTCCGTCCCGGTTGAAAGCTTCATCACGTACAATGCTGGCGGCACGAAGAAGATTTGGGCTTGCGATGCGACCACCATCCGTGATGTCACAGCGCCGGCCTCGCCGACTGTGCCGCCGGCCGCGTCCGTTTCGGGCCAGACTTCCGGCTACTATTCCTATGTGAATTTCACCACGTCTGGCGGCTCGTTCGTGGTGGCGGTCAACGGAACGGACTTCCTTCAGCTCTACAGCACCACCTTCGATTGGTCGGCCGTCAATGGCTTGGCCACCTATCGGCTGAACTTCGATACCCAGACGGTCAACTATGTGACTGGCCAGACGATCACGGGCGGCACCAGCGGCGCGACCGCGACTGTCGTCAAGTCGATCGACAACGGCACTACGGGTTCGCTCTACATTCAGAGCATCACCGGAACGTTTCAGGACAACGAGACCGTCACCGGCTCGATTGCCGGCTCCGCGAAGGCTGACATTCCGGGCGGCGTGGTGCAGATCTCCGCCGCGATTACCGGTGTGGCGACCTCTGTCCTGTCGCATGTCTGGCTTTATCGCAATCGGCTGTTCTTCATTGAAGGCGGCACGATGCGCGCGCGCTATCTCGGGGTGGACAGCGTGACGGGCGCCCTGGGCTCGCTGAACCTGTCGGGCATCTTCCAGCGCGGCGGCTCGCTGCTGTTCGGCGCTACGTGGTCCCTCGATGCCGGCGACGGCATCGACGACAAATGCGTGTTCGTCACCACGGAAGGCGAGGCAGCAATCTTTGAAGGATCAAACCCCGCTGGTGCGACTGCGGCGGAATGGAACTTGGTCGGCCGCTACGATCTGACGGACCCGATGGGCAAGCGTGGTACGATGCGAGCCGGCGGCGATCTGATCGTGGCCACCAAAGAAGGCCTGGTGCCGATCTCAGCCGCCATCAACAAAGACGCGGCGGCGCTGTCGCTTGCGGCTATCTCCCGCAATATCGAACCGGATTGGAAGCGTGAGGCTGCTCGCCGGCTTTCCCTGCCGTGGGAGATCATCAAGTGGCCGGACATGAACTATGCGATTGTCGCGTTGCCGGTGACGGCGGCCGGACAGGAAGCATGGTCGTTCGTCGTCAATCTCGAAACCGGGGCTTGGTGTAAGTTCGTCGGATGGGCCACGCGCTGCATCGAACTGCATGACAGCCGCCTCTATTTCGGTACCAATGACGGCACGGTTTTCGAGGCCGAGATTGCGGGCAATGATAACGGCTTGCCGATTTACTATACCTATGTCGGCAACCCGGATCACATGAAGTCTCTGGGCGGCTTGAAGACCGTTCACCAGGCGCGCCCGACCTTTCTCAGCGCCACGCCCTACAGCCCGAAAATCTCTTTCTCGGTCAACTATTCCGTCAGTCTGCCGCCAGCCCCTCCGGCGGCGGATGGCGGCACGGCGGACCTGTGGGATTCGGGCCAGTGGGATGTCGCGAAGTGGGACCAGGCGCAGCCTGTTGCATCGGTAGGCGGCGGGCAATGGATTTCGATCGGCAAGACCGGATATGTCATGCAGCCGCAACTGCAAATCACCGGATTTCTGAACCAGCGCCCAGTCACCGAATTCGTTCAGCTCGATGTCACTTTTGAAACGGGAGGCGTCGTTGTCTGACTACGCCATCAGTATCGAGAATTTCAACGCCGCATGGCCCGAGCTGGAACCCATGTGCCGGACTCACTATGGCGAGATGCAAGCTCGGATGGCTGGCGAAGGGATGACGATCGGCGAATTCAAGCCGCGCCTGAACGTCTACGGCGCCGCCGGGCATCTGCTCTGCTTTCTGGTCAGGACCGGCGATGGCGAGGCCGTGGGGTACGCCTTCATCTGGATCACCCAGGACATGCACAATTCCGAGATGATCGCCCAAGAAGACACGATTTACATGCGGCCGGACCATCGCAACGGCATCGGCCGCCGCTTCACCAAGCATATTCTGACTGAACTGAAAGCGCGCGGCTGCGTCAGGGCGCACGTCACCATCGCCACCGATCTACGCGTTGCAAAGATGTGCGAGCGCGTGGGCTTCAAGCGGTCGGCAATCGCCATGACCTATTTTCTCTAGGAGACCCTGACCATGTGTGCCCCAGACGCTCCCGCGCCGCCCGACCCGAAAGAGACATCAGCAGCGTCGACCGCAACGAACGTCGGCACCGCGATTGCGAATGCCAACCTCGGCAACGTCAATCAGGTGACGCCCGATGGCTCGCTGAACTATTCCCAGACGGGAACGTACAAATGGAATGATCCCTACACGGGCAAGTCCTATGACATCCCGACCTACACGGCCACGCAAACGTTGTCGGGAACCGGTCAGGCGATTAAAGACCAGACCGACCAGGCAAAGCTGAACCTGGGCGAACTGGCGGCCGGCCAATCGTCGTTTCTGAAGGATTGGCTCGCCAAGCCGGTCGACCTGTCCAACGACGCAACCGAAGGCCGGTTGATGGATCTCGGCATGAAGCGCCTTCAGCCGGCGCTCGATGCTCGCCGACAGGCGAACGAAGCCGACTTGATCAATCGCGGCATCCGTCCCGGTTCGGATAACTACGCCCAGGCGCAGAACATCCAGGACCAGGGAGAAAACGACGCCTACAATTCGTTGCTGCTGTCCGGTCGCGGGCAGGCGGTGCAGGAGGCCTTGGCCCAGAATTCGGCCCCGATCAACAACCTGACGGCGCTGCTCTCGGGCTCACAGGTCAGCCAGCCGAACTTCGTCAACGCGAACATGCCGACCATCCCGACGACCGACACGGCGGGGCTGATCAACACCAACTACAATCAGCAGCTCCAGAAGTGGCAGCAGGACGCCAGCAGTAGCAGCGATTTGATGGGCGGTCTGTTCGGATTGGGCGCGAACCTGATCAAGTTTTCGGACCGCCGCCTGAAGAAGAACATCCGCGCAATCGGCACCTTTGCCAACGGCCTGACGAAGTACGTGTTCGAATATCTCTGGGGCGGCGGTGAACAGGTCGGCGTCATGGCCGACGAGGTGCGCGCCTATCGGCCTTATGCGGTGACGACGGTCAACGGCTTCGATGCCGTCGACTACGGGAGGGCATTCGCATGACCGCACAGCCGGCTTTCATCTTCGGCGGAGATACTGGCGTCCAGACGCCTGAAGAACTCGCGCGACTTCGCGCCATCGCGGACGCCCTTCGCGGTCCGGCGGCACCGAAGACGGTCGGGCAGGGCCTTTCTGCCATCGGCGAGGCTCTTGGCTACCGTATGGCCAACGGCAGGGCAAACAGGGCGGAAGCGGACTGGCGCAAGAGCGGTGACAGCGTGTTTTCGGCGCTCTTTGGCTCGGGGGCCGGTTCGACCTCCGCTGCTGCCGGTGGGGCTCCCGTGGCCGAAAGCGGCAATGTTGCGTCCTCTGGCATGGGAGGGGCGGCTGGTCCAACTCCGGACCTTTCGGGAAACGGCATTTATTCCGGTTTCATGGACACGGTGAAAAGCAAGGTCACCAATCCCAATGGCCTCGCCGCCGTCGCGTCAACTGCGAACGCTGAAAGCCGGTTCAATCCGAAGAACGCCTTCGGTTCTTGGTCGGACCCGAGCGAAAGCGGTGAGGCTGGCACGGCAGGCGGAATCCTGTCTTGGCGCGGCCCACGTTTCGAGGCGATGCGACAATTCGCGGCCAAGAACGGCGGCGATCCCAGCAATCCTTCGCCACAGCTCCAAGCGCAGTTCTTCCTTCAGGAAGATCCGACGCTGATCGATCGGCTGAACGCAGCAAAGTCGCCGACCGAAGCCCAGCAGATCATGAACAATGCATGGAAGTTCGCGGGCTACGATCGACCAGGCGGCGAGGCCGCGCGGCGTATCGCACAGGCCAACTCGTTCGCATCGCGGTTCAGCGGTTCCACTTCGGACCCGGTGCAAGTGGCGAGCCTTGACCCAGCCTCGGGCATGGCACCCGCAGGCACCGCCGTCGCCAACGCCCTTGCTTCTCCCGCAGCCTCCGCACCGCAGCAGACACCCGCGCAAGCCTTGTCTGGCGCGCCGCAACAAGCTGGCGTCCAGTCGCCGCGTGCGGTTGATAGTGGCGGCATCCCGCAGAGGGGCGCTGTGCTTGCCGGCGGTCCTGGTGCGGCGCCAGGCCCGCAGGGCGTGCAGGTTGCGGGCGGTGGCCCAACCGTTCAGCAGCTCATGCAGGCGGCGACAGATCCCCGGCTGTCCGAACAACAGCGCGGCGTGGTTGGCATTCTGTTGAAACAGAAGATGGCCGCAGCCGACCCGGCCACGCAAATGGAGATGGAAAAGAACCGGCTCGACATGGAGAAAACCCGCATCGAGACGGAACGGCTGCGCAATCCGCAGATGACGCCGGCCGAAAAGGCGAGGCTCGATCTCGACGAGCGCAAGATGCAAGCCGACCAGGACAAGCTCATTGAGGTTGGCGGTTCTCTTGTCGATCCGAAGACCCATCAGGCCGTCTATACGGGTCAGCAGACCGATTGGGAGAAGCTTGACGACGGCACGCTGTACAACAAGCGCACAGGTGAAACGAAAGCTGTCGCCGCATCGCCCGGCGGCGGCCAAGCAAACATGTTCAAGGGAAATGCAGTCGACGCCCAGGCGCTCAACTGGCTGGTAAACAACAACAAGGTCACACAGGAACAGGCGGCCCAGATCGCGGCCGGCAAGACCATCACCGGCCCGAATGGAGAAATGATGTTCCTGACGCCTTCCGGCATCGTCGCACAGATGCCTGGACAGGCTCCCCAGCCCATCGCACCGCCCGCCGCCGCGCCTGGTCCCGCTTCACCGCCGGCCTCTCCGGCGCCCGTGCAAACACCTCCGGCGCCGATCGCACCGATGAGCCCGCGCGCCGCCAACCCGGTTCCCAACCAGAATGCGGGAATCGTCCCGCTGACCGGTCCGAAGTCGAAGCCGCCGAACGAGCAGCAGCAGCGAGACGCCAAGCTGTATTCAGTGGTCGCGCCCGAGCTGAAGATTGTCGAAGATAATTTCTCCGCTTTGTCTAATCTCTCGGATCAGGCGCTTTCAGCCGTGCCGCACGGATCGGACTACGGGGCGGATTACCTGAAATCGTCGGACTACCAGCGCGCTTCGAACTCGCTGAAAACAATAATCGCATCCTATCTCTACAGCGTGTCCGGAGCAACGGC